GACGGTGTGGAAAGGAGGGTACATTTTCCCAAATGTACCTGCCTCTCTCACATCAAAGAACACACCAGAGTGCTGGAACGACTGTTCAAGTGCAAGATCTTGAACGCGCTCAAGCCATACCCTTATGCTCCCCCTCAAAGGGTGAGCCGAACGCCACTTGTTACGCAGGTTTAAGGTGGTGGTGTTAAGCTTCAGCATGAGCTGATTACGGGGAGGTTTGGTCAATGGAACACCGAACATCGTAGATGCTTGCATGGCGAAGAAGGCTCGCGCCCTCTCCTCCAGGTCATCCACTACGTACCGGTCTTTCCATTTCCATTCTTCCCCACGCCTAACCCTACCATATCCTTGCGTGGTCAAGACGTCTGTGACGTCAGAGGCCACCCAATCTGGTATACCAAGTGCGCGTTCTGCCCACGCTCGCGTGAAGGCAGAAGGATCCCTAGTCTCGGACTCGTCCGTGACTAGGGTAGCTAGAGCGATCCTGAGTGATCGGCCAGCGGCACGTTCAATCTTTTCATCCCAACCTCGACTCGAAGGTAGCATTCCGCTTCCTCCAAGGATTCGCGGTAGTGGAAACAGCCCACGGGCCCTGGCATCCTTCATCTCATTTGAGTAGAAGTGACGCTGAACAGCATAAATCCTTTCAGATTTATGGTGCTGGGCCAGGCTTTCCACGATTCCGCCCAAGGTCTCCCACAAGGGGCCGGCCTTGACAGTCCGAGAGTCGAACGTACTCCCACCTGAGGTGGGGTACATCAACCCGCAGAGAGGAATTGCGCCCTCGTACCTCCAGCTTTCAAACTGAAGGTAGTTGCGCTGATTAAGAGGCGCAAGCACGTGAAGTCTAGCCTTGCGGCCAGACATCTTTCGCGCTTGCGACTGAGTGATCCTCCCCTTTCGGGTAGAACCAACACGGATGGGAATCCCGTGAATGAACGTTTTCCGCTTTCCGTTGAACTCTAAGAGTCTCTCCAGGAAAACAGCTCTGGTCGAGGATACGGCATGTTTGCCTTCCGATAACTTCCCACCACAACTCTCGATCATTGAGTTGTAAGCTTTGATGACCGGTTCCTCTGCTGATATGAGGGCGTCATCCCCGAACATCGAAAACACAGCGTTCTTTGACGTTGTGTCCGATGCGATTCGGAGTGACTCCTTCCACCAGAAGAGGTGAACCAGGTTCAACAGAGCCCAGGTAGTAGGCAATCCC